CGTTCGACAAAGAGGCTGAACGAAATAAGAGCGCTACCATGCGTTAGATGCGGCTATCCTCACTCACAGGCTGCTCATTCTAATTCTGGTAAGCATGGCAAGGGGAAGGGAATTAAGGCCTCTGATGCGTTTACAGTGGCCCTCTGCCACAAATGCCATCACCTATTCGACACCTATCAATTGGGCACGAGACAAGAATCAGAAGCTCTATTTGATGGTTGGCTAGAAAAAACAGAGCAGATGCTTAATCTTAAAGATGATGATGTTTTTTGATATATTGAATGTTCTTGAAAATTAGGCATTAAAAATGAAAATAAGTGACTACGTTAAAGCTACTGTTAATGAAAATGGCTTTGGATTCTCTGGCGTTAGTAAAAGTGATCAGCTGGACCACTATTTAAGTAGTACTGACTATGACAGAACTTCATATGAATTTAATCATGCACGAATGATTTTGATATATGAAGCAAATCTCGATCAAGAAGTTAAAGAGAAGATCAATAAAGCATTCCAGAAAGCACTAACTGGAGAATAACGAGAACCACCTTAAGGGTGGTTTTTTATTGCGAGGTCAAAATGGAACCACGATTCGTCATCAAAAACCATTCTGACATCAACTATGTAATTGGGTATCTCAATAATAATCATGCAAAGGCAGCGAGTGAAGGGAAGCCTTTAGTCGTACTGATTGCACCACAAGAGAAAGATCGTTCAAAAGCTCAAAACCGTTTGTACTGGATGTGGCTTAATCAATGGGCCAAGAAGCAGGGAACGGATAAAGATTACGAACATGTATTCTTCAAAAAGAACTTCTTAGCAAAAATCTATGATCGTGATGATGTTGGCCAATACAAGAAAACATTCAAGGCTGTTAGAGAGTTAAAGGATTCTAAGCATCCACTCTACCAAGATGTTGCAAATGGTCTATGCGAGCTAATGAGCACTACAGATGCTAGTACGGCTCAATTCACTGAATACCTTAACGACATTCATGCATTCTGCAATAAACAAGGGTGTTATTTGGAAACACCTGATGATCTTAAGTATGTGTTGGAGTGAGCTGTTGTATTGGGCTAGTATAATGATTCCTAATAATTAGAGATTCTAAATGTATACTCAACAAGAACTTGTAAATATTGCCTCATATGGTGGTGGTTTAGAATTGGATGCTGCTAAACACACAGTCGCAGACCTAACCAATATTGCTTCTTATGCTGCCAGCAAAGGTGCACGAATTACTATCAGCCTTAAGAACAAAAAACTTAGTGCAGTAGAAATGACAAATATTGCCTCCTATGGGCAGGGCAGTGTGAGTTATAAAGATATTTACTAATCATCAAGAGCCGCCGAAAGGCGGTTTTTTAATGGGTGAGATTTATGAAAAGACCTTATCCGCCTGAACAAGATAGTCCTTATGCAGATGATGAAGACTTAATTGATAGTGGTGGTCTGCTGCATTTTGAACCCGCTAATAACGATTTATGGCCATGGATAGAAGAAACCTTTCTTTGTGAGTGGGGAAAACTTCACAATCCAGATCATGAACACCTTCTAAGCTTTCAACCTCCTGAGATTTCATTCTTATGGGCC